ACCATTCTTGTAAGGTTTACGCCCGCGTGTTTCTTTCACTGAATTAGTCATACTTTATTTCCTTATCCACCTTGTTTACGCTTAATATTATCAGCCCAAAAAAATAATGCAATAAGGTGTTGACGTGATACCATAAGCGCATTATATATAAACACATAAGCCCGCAATAACGCGGCAAATCGAAAGGGAAAACAGATGCAATATAAAGGGTACGAAATAGAGGCTTTTGACCATGTGTTTTATGACATGGATAAGGGCGTTAAAATCCGCGTCAACGGCGTAAAATTTCCAAAAGGAAAAGGCGAAAGCTACGCCACGTCAAATGAAAGCCAAGCTATTGATTGGGCTATTGCCGAATATGAAGGCAAATATCTTTCACGCGGCGGCGTAGTTTACGAAAGCAAGGCGCATTATGATGCGTGGCAATATTTGGAAGACGAATATGAAAGCGGCTTTGACGTGCGCCAATCAAATCACGATTTGGTCGAGGTTTTTGACTTGACGCCAAAACAGGCAAGGGTTTTGCTGGCTGAATTTATTGATAGCAAAGCATAGCAATAATCGAAGCGGCTGGCATGGCTGGCCGTTTCAGTGATTGCTAGGCAATCAAAGGCCGCATGGTGCGGCACATATGAAAGGGAAAACAGATGTTCAATGTTCACAAGCTAAAGGCGGGCGTTTATGGTTTCAGCTATAAGGGCGAAAGATGCGGCCTAATCACGAAAGAGAAAGAAACGTGGTTCATATCAATGTATATGGGCGACGACGACAGCGGCGACCCAATGTTCGAAAACCTAGCCGTTCCGACTCTTAAATTCGGCAAGTTTGCAGCCGAAAAATCTTGTGAGGCTCTTTACGGCAAAGCATAGCAATAATTCGACAAGCTGGCGCAAGCTGGCTTGTCTGGTGATTGCTAGGCAATAACGCCACCAATCAAAAACGAAAGGGAATGAAATGGAAACCAATAGAGATTTTGCAAAAGACCGCATTGCAAGAGATTTGCAGGGCGATTTAATGGACGATAACCACGCAACGCGCCGCCTTTTTCGGTGCTGGCTTGATGGCTCTTATTTGGGCGAGGAACATTATCGGGCAAACGTGGCGTTTTTAAAAGACAATAGCCACAAGCCCCGCGCCTTGCGCTCATTTGTAATAAGCGAGTTTTGCCAATATACGGCGACAGATGCCGACTGCTCGACCAAATACGCGCAAAACGTCATTACCGATATTATACCGCATCGCCAGCTCGAGCGCCTTAACAATGCCTTGATTGGTGATGCGCTGGATTTAATCGCTGAATATGAAGGAGACGCATAATTATCAGCGCGAATGGGCGGCGCATTTGTCGCCCATTGTCGCGGTTAATTGTGACCGATTAGAAAGGGAAACCAAACCATGATTGATATTTTATCCTATGGAATGATAGTAAGCGCAGCAATTCTTGCGCTCGTTTATGGCCTGCCAGCGTGGCTTGTATACCGCAAGAGGCCACCCGTGCGCGTAATTGTAAACGTCAAGCCGCCCATGCTTTACAGCGAAGACCATATTGACCAGCCCGCTTATTTGCGGCGCAAGAAAGATGAGGAATAAACCATGAATGAGAAACCAGAATTTGAAATCGACCAACGCTCACCCGAATGTGCTTATATCAAGATGGGTGACTTGATTGTCTATGTTGACAATTCAACGGGAGAACAAATCGTAGACATTTGGAGGGAGGAGTAAACCATGAATGAGAAAGATTTTTATGAATGGCTGGAAACATGCCCAAGCCATGAATGGGAAGTAAACTATTCAGACGACGATGGCTGCATGGTAATTTTTAAGCTACAGGAGGAGGAATAAACCATGTTTCAAATACAAAAGATACATGACTGTGAAACATATACAGACTATATGATTTATCGTAACACGCTTCACGATATAGTTTTGACGCATTATCACGAAAGCAATTCGCACGAAGCTATGCTTGCAAGGGTAAAAGATGAGGCGGAAAGTTTTCAAAACTATCGCCGCTTACCTCAAAACATAACTCAAAAACTGATTAAGCTAATAAGCTAGGCTTTTTCCCTGCCTAGTAGGGCGGTGCTGTAGTGGCATCGCCCTTTTTCATGCCTGTTTTGCCAGCCCCTGCAATCGGGGTTTAGCATATGCCAAAAATATCGCCGCTAAGGGGTCAAATTTGCTCTCTCAGCGCGTTTTGAAACTTTTTCGATTACGGGGTTGCGCCGCACATAAAAAGTTAAATCTGATTAAAATCTGGCAATGGTGCTTTCATGTTGTCTGGCAGTGGGTCATCCAATGGTGCTGCCAAATCAAACTCGTCGAACACTGGCGCAGTGTGTCCCGCCTTTATCAAATCCATATTTATCTTGCCGCTATCATCGGGCAGATGTTCTTTAGGTGTTTCCTGTTTAGCTGGCGGAGCAATGTCTGGTTTCTCCCCAGTGAGCCGCTCAATCCCACGCAAGGGAATACGACGTAAAATCTCGCCAATGCCTCGCCCTAACTCACCGCTTGCAATCATGCGGTCGGTTTCTTCTAGCTTGGCAAGCCAGCCCTCGACGGTTTCGGGTTTCTTTTGTTCGCCCTCCCTTGCTTGCTGCTCCGCCTCGAAGCTGCCGCTAAATGCTTTAGCCGTTTTCTTTGTGCCGCTCTTGGCTTCCCAGTTTCTATTCGCCTTAACGGTTGCGCTGATAATGTCTGCAAGGTTGAAGTAAAAGCTAGACTTGTGCTTGCTGGTTACAGTGCGCCAGATGGTGCGGAGAATATCTTTATAACTTTCACTGTTCGGCACGTCGGCACTGATTCGGCTATTGATAGCCTCGCAAACTTCCTTCATGTAGGTTGCCATTGCTTCCTCATTATCCCTCAAGTGGTTATGAGGGCGATAGAGCAAACTGAGGTTGCGGAGGAAGTGGTTTTGAACCAGCCCAATTCTTTGGGGATACTGGAGGTTCTCTTTCTTTTCAAATTCTTTCATCTTTTAGTCCCTTTCTAATAATCTAAACGTCTGGCTTCCAATACCTGACGCGCTTGGTTAATCCATTCTTGCACTGTTTGATTGTCCTGATAGTCCTCTCTATCAGAAAAGTTTTCAATCACCCATTTTGCTGTCATCTCGTCCATTGCTATTCTTGCCCAGTATTTGATTGGCGAAATCCGTCCAATCTGTTTCCTTCTCATCTTCTTCTTTCGAGGGGTGACAGTCTGTCTTATCAGGAATAGAAGAAGATATATGACTAGTTAGTTTACTAGTTAAGTTACTAGTTCTATCTGCCAACCTGTCAGTATCAATATGACTCTCTGTCACTACCCCCTGACTGTCTGTCACTACCCGCAACGTGTAAAGATTGCTCGTTTTCTTGCCGTCCTTGCCCTGATTTTTGACCTGCAAAAGACCAAGCTCTTGCAAGCGGTTAATCTTGCGATGAACAGAGCGCGGAGACATGTTCGCCAGCTTTGCAATGCGAGAGACAGACGGGAAAGCCTGTAACTTTTTGTTAGCATGTTTAGCAATAACGACCAAAACAATCTTGCTTTGTGCGTCGCCACAGTCCTGCTCAACAGCCCATTCCATCGCCGACCAACTCATGCTTGCCCGTCCCAGAGATTGATAAAGTTTGCCACTGGCAGATTGACAACTGGCTCGGTGTCATACTTGTCCCTCATATTATTGCGCCCCCCGATTGTGATTTCAGGCAGAGGCGGGGCGAGCTTGATGTAACCACACTTGTCCGTCCACTGCACGACAAACAGAGCGGGCAGTCCTGTAAACTCAGACATCTCCAGAAGGTTTCTGGCCTTGTTCAGGCTGATGAAAACGCTATCAAAGACTCCGAAGCGGTGGCTACGGCAGCGTATCTCGCACATTGCCTTTGCCATGACCCGCTTACTGTCGCCCGTCTCAGTCAGAAAGAAGTCGGTATAATACTCGTGGGGCATCTTGACAGCACCACAGTTCCACTTCTTCTTAATGCGCTCGACAATCCGAAGCTCACCATCTAGGTCTGATTGGCTTTCATATTTCTCTCGCCTCATACCAACCACTCCCGCATGACCATGAAGCCAGTCTCCTCGTCCATCACAACAGGCTTGCAGGCATTGCCATCACGAGGCCAATCATACTGGCTGGAGTCCAGCGCATACTCTGAGTTGACTGCATAAATCGGCAACACAATACGCAACGGTTGGCGGTTATAACGATAGAAAAGACAAGGCACAAGATTGGACAATGCCGCACTTCGCTTTGCTTGTTCCCACCATTTAGGCTGAAACCAGCCGCCTGCTGCTGCCGCGTAACGCTTGCACTCGATTGCAAAAAGCTGTCCAAGCTCGATGTCGCAGCACTCCTTCACCTGATACTGGTCAAGGTTGCGCTTGCACTCGTAACCAAGCTGGTCGGCTATGAGTTTGCAGCAGTCCCGTTCAAAATTTGCGCCCTTGTTTCGTGCCATCTTTGACATAAAAACACCCTTTCGAGAAATAATGTTCTGGCAACTCTCTCTTTGCCTCTTCACATATTTGCGCGGTTGGAAATGGTGGTGAGTATTTGAGACTTCTCTCGTCACCCCAAGCCAATATCCAACCCGTTACCGCGACGACCTCAATCAATGGTCGGCACGAAATCTAAGGCAGTGACTTTGCCTTTGGTTGCCTTAGTGATGTATGGCACTGTTGTCCAATCGGGACGCTGCTTGCCAGCACACCAACGCCAAACGACCGACTGATTAACAGGCCGCCCGACTTCTTCCATCATCCGTGCAATCTGATAAGTTGAGAGGCCTTCGCTGGCTCTAAATTCTTCTAATGTCATTGAGTTTCTCCTTTGTCAATTCGTGAAGAGTATCATGCTTCACGGGATTTGCAAGAGAAAAAAAATAAAAAATAATACTTGACAAGCATTAACACTAATGCTATAGTGGTATCAAGAAGTCGGAAAAGGCCATGCTGTTTGACATCATAAATATAGGAGGGCGACCCCGAAAGGGGCGCTGTGTAACTATGAAACGAAAAACACATTACGAATGGTGGTGTGAGGGCCGCGATGACGGGTATGGTTATGTCGATTCAAATGAGTCAACATATGACTCACTGACCCATTGTGTCGGCGGAGAGCTTGAGGACTACGGCTACCGCGATGACCCTGAACCATTTTGGGAGATTTGCTTGAGCAAGAGGGTTTGGGATGTTGAAGAAGAGGACATCTTGGAAGAAGATTGGTTCTATCTGGAACTGGTTGACGGGAAGTTTCAGTTCAACCCAAAATGCGGAGAGCCGCCCAAGCGGTTCAAGGCACAAGTAGAGAAGCTCAACAAAGAGCTTGCATAACAACAGGCGGGGGCGAGAAATCGTCCCTGCTATTTTTTTTATCTTTAATCCCAGAAAAGTATTGACAGCCCCATCTGCCTTGGGCATTATGGGCATAACGAAAGGGACTTCGTATGAAACAACTATCAAAGAATTTGGCTGAAGCCGATATTACATACGTTTCGCACAGCCAGCTTGAGAAGCCAGCTTGCTTGCGTGTGTTCGAGTATCTTTATCTAAAGGACGAGCGCAGGGACATACCTGTTGGCGTTCCAGCCACGGCTGGCGGCGCAGCGCATGACGCAATCCAAGCTGTCGTGTGTGATGGGGTAGGCATCGAAGAGGCAATCGCGGCGGCGCAAACGCGCATCCAAGAGCATCAGCCAATCAGTGAGCTTGATGACCTGAAGCGTATCCAATACATCGAAGATGTTGAGCATATCGTGCGTAACGGTGTTGCCGAAATAGAAAAACTGGAGGGTTAAACCATGAATAAAGAAGCGTTAGAGATTATAGAAGAGGCTGCTGAAATGCTTGTTGTCTTGCGTGACAAGATAACTGATGGCGAGGAGATGGGCATTGACGAAGCACAGGCAGCAAATCATTACGCTCAAAAGATTTTTCGCAACATTCTAAATGAGCAGCGCGGATGAGTAAGGGGAAATTCACAGCAGAGGAACGCATTAGCCTTTATCATCCAGCGCTCGAAAAGTCTGGGTTTGAGATAATGGGCTTTGTTGACCTGACTGGCGACAGAATACTGGTCGAGATTAAAACCAAGTGGAATCCGCTTGGGCCGCCGCGCAAGGATGGCTCACGCTCTTTCCGCAAGGTTAAGCTGCCAGAACAACCAGACCCCAGCCATGTGCGGCAGGTTGCTATCTACTGGGCAGCGACAGGCAAGATGCCCACGCTGGTCTATATTACAACGCAAGGGGCAGTCACTTTCAGTCAGGATAACTGTGAATTGTTGGGTGTAGAATCCCTTGATTATCACTTCAATCAAATACTGCACAACGCAATCGTGTGGGAAAACCTGCTGTCAATCAGCACCGACCCGCATGTTCTGAAGTATTGGATTCAACCAAACTGGGATGACTTCCGCTGGAGGTTTATGCCCAATGACTATCTCAATCAAGCAAAGGAGCTATGGAAGATATGAAAGAGGAACACACGGAAGAGTGGGCTGAGGAGTGGGAAGCCGCTCTCGCCCTCGGAAGGTTTAGGGAGAGACAGTCTATGGCTTGTCAGGTGATGACGCCTTGCCAGAGGGACACAATATTAGATGCTCTGCATCACTGCGATGACCAAAAGACAATAAATCGTTTATACGCCAATTTTAAGGATATTATTTCACCAGAAGGAGCGCCGAAATTTTAATGGAACAACTAGCAAAAGCACTTAGCGCAGCCCAAGCAGAGTTTGGCACTGTGCCTCAATCGGGAATCAACCCGTTTCACAAAACTAAATACAGCACGATTGAAGACTATGTAAATGCAGCCAAGCCAGTCTTAGCAAAGCATGGTCTGTCTATCTCTCAAGCACCCAATCTGATGGAAAGCCAGTTTGTACTGACCACCATTGTGATGCACGAGAGTGGGGAGCATATCGTGTCCAATCAACCAATCTTCTCCACCAAGCAAGACGCGCAGTCTATGGGCAGCGCAATCACCTACGCTCGTCGCTACGCATACGGCGCAGTGCTGGGCATGGCATCTGGTGACTATGATGATGACGGCAATGCAGCCACAGCGAAACCCACCAAGCAGGCGAACCCTCCCAAAACACAGACGCCTGCTAAGTCCCCTGCTCCCAAAACTCCCTCACAAGCGTGAGCGGGGGACAACCAATCAGTCCATCGAGGAGCGTGTAAGCGCAGTGCCTCATCTCGGTGGATTGACAGCCCTCTACGATGGATTGAAGGGGGACATCGAGGCAATGGACGAGGCCAAGCGCAATGAAGTGCTTGCTCTCTTTAGCAAACGTAAAACAGAACTCACGAAAGGATAATTGATATGAGTCAGAGTTACGATAATACAGGAACAGCCGCTCTCTGGAGCAATGAAAAGTATGAAGCTGGTGGCTCACACCCACGCCTCAAAGGCAGCTTCTACGCACACCGCGACATCAAGCAAGGTGAGCAAGTTGACATTGCGCTTTGGGACGGCAACAGCGAGAACCCGAAAGCACCAGCCCTCAAGGGTAAAGTGTCGGACAAGTTCACACCTGAAGCATCCGCACCTGCTGGCACACAAGCCGCAGACAGCGTACCGTTTTAAGGAGATAATAAGATGAGCGGAACAGCCTACAAATGCGGTCAATGCAATGGGCAGGGTGTTCTGCTCATCAACATATCATCAGACGGGGAAGGCAACAGCTTTGTGGAGAAGCCTTGTCCTCTCTGTGAGGGAAGAAAAATGATTACAAAAGCAGAGCTAATGACGTGTCAAGCAGATGCCACGTTTGAACCCAGCGAAATGATTGCCATACCGATGACAGGCGCAATGCGTGTCTATGTGGATGGCGAGGTATTCCAACGCAAGATGTCATCGCGTCAGCTATACAAGCTGGCACACTATGCGCTCGGCGTGGCGATGGAAACAGAAGCATATGAAAAGGAAAACAAATGAAGCTAGATATTAAACTTGAGGTTACAGAAGATAAGCAAGATGCCGATGAGTTTACCATGTCAACCTGTGCAGATGCAGTCTGCCGCGTATGGGGAATCAAACGCTCTACATTGCTGTCAAAGACCCGCCCCAAATGGGTTGTAGAGCCGCGCCATGCCTTCATGTATCTCGCCTATTACATGACGGGCAACAGCACCCCTATCATTGGCAGGTTTCTTGGTGGGCGTGACCACACCACAATCATTCATGGACACCGCAGGGCATCTGAGTTGAAGAGGGCTGATAAAGAGTTTGCTCACAAGCTAGAGAAGGCATATCGCCTTGCACGGTTTTATGAAAAAAAAAGACGACGGAAAGTAGAGGCACTGAGAAATGAAATCACGCAGACCATTGGGCGTCACGTCGAAAGAGGAGAGCTTGAGGCCGCTGTCGAAAGAAGAGTGGCGCGAAAGGGCTATCTTCGCGGAGACCAAGTTGTCTTCAATAGCGTGTATCCCGAATGACAGCAAAGGGTGGCTTGACCTGAGAAAGCGTGAAGCAAGAAAGGCATTGAGGGAGATACTCGATGAGATGGAAGATGGACAGAGAGAAAGAGATTGAAGAGCTTACGGAACGCCTCAAAGAAGTGCGTGGACGCATAATGGACATCGAGGAGAACACATCCCGATACTGTGAGCTTGGTGAGTGGCGCATAAGTGGCTACGATGCAGAGGAAGCACATGACGAGCTACACGAGCTTCAAGAGGCCATCATAGAGAGGCTAGATAGATTAGAGGAGCAAGGCTGGGATGAGTGACGAGATAGAATATGAGCCAGTAACTCTGGCATATCTGAGAGCGTCAGCAGATAAGGACTGGGCAGCGGAGCTAGTCGTGAAGGACAAGGATAACTACTACACAGTCATCTCTATGTCTGACAGGGCTTTGCTGAACATGGCAAGGGATGCAACCAAGCTGGTAGCACAGAGGGGATTTTTTAAACTAGAGGAGAATGAAGATGGACTTGATTAAGATTGTTGAGCAGCACACTGAGACTGCACTAAGAGAAGCGGAAGAGATAAAGAGGGTGGCGGAAACCATGAGCGGCTTTGCTGCCATGCAGAACGATAGGATTAAGGCCCTGCTGGATGATACCAGTTCTATTCTTTATCAGGTGGCGCAGTCGCTAGACGATGCACAAGATGAAGATAAACCTACTAAGATTATCCGCCCTGACCCAGAGGCTTGGCGTTAGGACTTCTTACGCAGGCGAGCCGTTTTCTTTGCAATCTTCTTAGGCTGTTTGGAGAACTGCTTGCCTGCCTTAGTATCGCGCCGCTTCTTGGCAGATGTCGCTAGATACTCAGCAGCAGATAGCTTCTCTCGTGTCCTCTTGGGCAGATAACGCTCACCAGTAGCCTTCTTACCTTGCGTAGATGGCTTGCCAGACTTCGTTCCCCATTCTTCTTTTGTCCACTTGGAGAGACTCTTTTGTTTTTTACCCTTGCCACCGCGATAGCCACCGCCTGCTTTCTTGTAGGCAGCCGCAAGCATCTGAGCTTTACGAGCAGACCACTGGCCTGCCTTGCCACCCTTACTGCCAGCCATGATGCGGTTTTTAATCCGCTCGCGCAGTTTAGGCTTGGTGTATTTACTCTTCTCTGCCATTCATCTTTCTCCAAAGCCAACTCTGAAACCTTGAAAGCCTTTGAGTGAACTTAAACATGAACTTACTACGCCAAAAATTACGCTTCATCCAGTCCCGATACATAGCGTTTCCCATCATAGCTCAAGCACTGCTTGCGATTATTGCCGTCAGCACGATAGCTGACATGAACCCAACCACTGTTCGGGTCGATACCATCATAGAACTCTAGGATAAGCTGGTCAAACTCCAGATTGTCCCGAATCCACTTAGCCAAGTCGATGTTTGGAATCGTTCTAATCTCGAAGTCAGCAGCCTCACCTTTGGCGTGTTGGCTCTTGGCAGAGCTACCGATGGCCTTACACAGTGCTTTGCTACGGAAGCCAGAGGACGGCACGAAGGCACGTTTAAACTGTCTTCTGCAAGGCTCTAGCACGTTCTCGCACAGCGCCTTGAGTGACTTAACCTGCTCTGCATTGGGCGTATTGTCGATGTTGAAACGCAGCGCCGTCTGGCTCTTTGTCATCTCCTGCAAGGTGAAGTGCGGTGAAAGGCGCATATCGGACGGCATTTGCTTTACAGGAGTTGTTACTTTTTTCCGCGTAAGTTCATCAGCTTGTCAGCACCTTTGACGCCGAAGCTGGCGCTCACGCTCAAAAATAAGAGATATTGATACCAATCTGGCAGCGTGTCCAAGACTTCAAAACCAGCCCTAACATGCTCTGTCAGGGAAGGAATGAAGACTAATATAGACGGGAGGAGCAGCACCACGAGAGCGAACTCATCTTTCCAAGAGTCCTTAGTCGCATCCGCCATGTTTGCTTCCCAGTCGATTTCCCCTGTAGCAACTCGCTTTTGAACTTCAGCATCCGCCTTCGCCTTCTCTACCTTGACTGCTGCTTTCGCTTTGGTTTCTTCTACCTTACCGTCAACCCAGTTTCCAGCAATATTTGCGACTGGCCCTAATAACATCTTTAACATCGTCTTTTCCTAACCTTGCACAAGGCTTCGTTTATCATTGAAGACTCTTGCCGCTCAAACTCTGATGTCTTTACGGTTGTCCTCTTCCTAGAAATTGTACTTGTGCATCTTATCACACAGCGGCGAATATCTAAAGCAACATAGCAGATGATGTCTGCATCTGATGTCGTCATCATGCGCTTAGTCTTGCTGCCGCGACTGGTCATAAACTGGTATCGGTGGTTGTGCCTGTCCCTAGTGGAACACGCCTTGACTTCGACGCGGTAGTTTTCGCCTTCATCGTCAAAGATGATTAAGTCAAAGCCCTCGTGATTTACACGAGCCGTCTTGTAGCCATTCTCCTCAAAGACCGCTTGAGCCAGTAGCTCACCGATTCTTCCAATCTGGACTGCATTACGCACAGTCGAAAAGGCCATACTATTTTAAAGGATTACTCGCTGCGTCTAACCCGCGCCACAAGTCATCTATCTCCCTGTTTATCTTTCCAAATCTACTGTCGATTGATTTGACCTTTTCGTCAAACTGTTTGACTAACAAGTCATTCTCCACAGTCGTCTTCTCTACCTCTGCGATGCGGTCACGCAGGTCTAGCAACTGCTTCTGGTTTTCCATAATCGTTTCGAGATTCGTGCCAAGCACAGTGAGTTTCTCTGCCGTGTCACCATTGCCAGAGACAGCCGACTCTACAGCCTCTATGCGTCCGTAGAACTCTGCCACTGCCCAGATACCACCAGCCATAGTCGTGGCGATAGACAGCACAATGGCTATCCATACGCCGCGCAGCTTAGTGCCGCCGATTGTAAGCTCTGTATCTTCTAGGCTCATTGGTACATATACGCTTGCTGGTCACTGTAGATAGCTTCGCCCTGACCCAGCACTTCACTGGCGGTCACATAGTCGCCCATCAGGAAGTCGTGGAACTCGATATGACCCGTATTGGTAGCCCACTGCACACTCAGGATGTCATTGGTAGCAGAGTAGGAAATAGAGGCTTCAGCCATAGAGTTGCCATATTCTTGAGCATGTTCGTCTGACAAGCTGGTCAACTGCTCGTTCTTAGATGCAGCCAAGAAAGCACCAGCGTCACGCGCATTGACAGCAATGTCCTCAATCGACTGGTTGTATTCCACCACTGTCTCTTGGCTAATGCTTACGTCATTCTGTTCGACATACTCTTGTACGGCAATCTGGTCTTCGACTGCGTTAGTCTCCTGTGCGACCTCAGCCCTTTCAGCGACTTCCTCGACAACGCTCAGTTGCACAGAAGCTACGATAAAGCTGTCTACAGCCTCGCTAACCTTGACCATAGACTCAGCAGCTTTCTCCTCCAGCGCCATCTTGGTAGTGAAATACAAAGCGTTCTGCACTCCTGCAAGAGCTTCACTGTAGGCAGTTATGTCGCCCTCATTGATGATGTATTGCTCGTCATCTACTGCGCTGTAGTCGATGATGCCGCCGACTGAGGCGTAGTGTTCTGCGCCATACACGGCGTAGCGGCCTTGCTCTAGCTTGGCTGCAATCGTGCGGCTGGCATTGACTAGGTTATCAATCGTCGTCTCTGCTTGTGCTGCGGAAACGCTCAGAAATGCTGAGGTTAGAATCGCTATCTTCTTCATCATCGCTTTCACCAATTCGTAGGATTTTGTCATAGTATGATTTACGTTTTTTGTAATCAGGTATGAAAGTCAGGGGGTCGCGCTTCATAAGAAGGGTAGCCGCTCGACCCACAACGAGCTTGCCATTGACTGATATTGGGCAGGGTGTTGCACTAGCAAACATCGCCTTCCAAGTCTCCAGAGATTGACACAGCCTAGCCACAGATGCAATAGACATGCCTTGTTCTTTCAATGCTTTTGCGTCTCTGCGCCTGTTGCACTCTGCATCCTGCCTGTAGCCGCCCATTGACAAGCCAAGCACGTTGACCTGAACACCCATACCACGCCCTATGAGGCAGCTTTCAGAGCCACCAGACGGTGCGCTAGGCGACACAGCGGTAGGCGGTGGCGTTACATTAGATGCAGCACCAGCACCGTTATAATTGTTTGTGGTAGATTCTGAGGGGTTGTTTGAACTGACGGTGCTGTTGATGTTGCTCGTGTTCAGGTCGCCAGTCTGCTCATTCTGGGCGTATGCTGCGGTTAAACACAGCAAAGAAACTAGCAGTACACGGCGCATCTCATCTTAAATCTTCTGGGAAAGCAGAGACAGGAGCAATGTGATTATTGCCCCTGCACTCGTCATTATAATAATCTCAAGTCGCTTGACGCGGTTGATGGTCTCCAACCACCGTTCAGCGCATACAGCTTCATGCGTGTCAATCTGTGACTTGACCTCGTGAACGGTGATGCGAGACATATTATTTATCCTTGCGAAGATTTAGAGCTAACTTCTGGATGAAGTCGTCAACCTTTGCGAGAATCTCATTGTCGCGCATAGACGGAGTTACGTTAGCAATCACCGATGCGGCGGCTACGATAGCTGTAATCCAAGTAATCAGAGTTTCCATTATTCTGTCTCCGTCTCTTCTTCTAGTGAGGCTTCAAGCAGGGACATAAATGCCTTACGTCCGACCTGAAGCTGGTCTAGGTTAAACTGGGTAGAGCCAATCTTGCGGTCAAGGTCAGTGATGTGGTTAATCAAAACCTTCTGGTCGTCTGTGAGTTGCTCTTCAGTGTATTCTTTGTCGTTAATCGTAATGACGTTTGGTTTTTTCTCGGTCATTAGTCTCTCCTTTGGTTTACGTTACCACGGCACTCCGTCAGTAGTAACAGGGGTTTTCTGCCCAGCAATATCAGCAGCCAGAGCAGCTTCGGTGTCGTCTTTATCAACGCTTTCATATACCCAGCCAAGCACATCAGCTTCGGTCAGGCTATCAAAAGCAATAAAGCCGTCAGCACTTGCGTCAGGCGTAAAGCCGACAGTGCCATAAGAGGAAGCAGAATAGGTTACGGCATCATCGCCCGACCCAACTGTTTCCGTTTCAGTGACGCGCCAATGCGCCACAATAACGCCGCCATCGGCAGTGTTACGTTCTAAGTTTGCTATAGTCCAAGTTGCCATTGTTTTGTTTCCTTATCTAACAAGCCATTCTTCAACCGTGACATTACCATCATCATCGGTGGCAATGTCTCTCATTTTAATCCAGCGGTTGCCTGTCGGCTGACCAACACGAAGACGCAGCTTACCAACCATACCAACAGCGTCCCACTCTTGGCGGTCTTCGCGCGGAGTGTAAGTCTGCGTATCGTCATATGATGAATTAACTTGCTTGCGCTTTAGCGTGTTGCCATCATCATCTTGAGTGATGACTGTGGCATCTGCTGGCACAGTTACATCACTAGGAATTTGGTCAGTCTGATAAGAATGTTCAATGTCATCCCCATCTTCAACAGCCTCAGTCCATTCTGTTACCGTATATGTTTCCCAGATGTAACCACCAAAGTCATCACGGTTAAACTTGCCGCCCCAACTTGACCACGCCGCATCACCGACCACACTAGGATGCCCAGAGATAACACCAATAATGTCTGCTGCTGCATCGCTGCTTGTGGCTTTGCGGATTTTATTGCCACTCATCAAGACAACGCTGTAACCCCTGCGGTCTTCATCGCTGCTGTTACCGTCATCCCACTCAAAAAATTCTGCATAGTCAGCACCAGTCTGAAAGCCAGCATCACCAGCAATTCTACCATCGCCTCGTATAAATGCCTCGTTGTCGGCTGTGTTACCAGATGATGCTAATAGGAAATAGTAACTGCTGCTGCCACCACGGTTGCATCTTTGGCGCAACATCTGGCTTGTATAACTTGAGTTAGATGAACGATGTTCCTCAATGTTAGTATTTTCACTAGAAGCAACATAAAGTATGCCCTCATCGGCAGTTGAACCGATTGAAACGTGACCGTTATTAAGAAGGCGCATAATTTCATTTGTTGTGCCACTTGACGCTTCTTGGAAAATAAGATGACCGCTATCAGCTACTATTCTGTGGTCGCTATAATTATCACCCCCAAAAGTATCATTAGTCCCACGAACAAATTCAAGGCGCGGGCTAGGAAACGAAGTTGTGTTAGAATGAATACGAATCGTAGGGGTTTGTGTTGCATTTTTCACGGTTAAGGCATGTGTTGGCGAATCCGTGCCGATGCCCACATTCCCGCTGCTGTCGATGCGCATGCGTTCTGTGCTATTAGCCCAAAATCCTAACGAATCATCGCTATTATCATACTGAACCCTGCCTTTTGTTAGGCTATCTGTGTCACCCATAAAAATAGAACACGTTCCAGTATTCGCAGTGCCAAGCGTCATACCTACGTTTCCTGCACGCTCCACAAGAAATGCACTTGCCGTTGTGTTAGCCCCTAAAGATGCACTGCTTTCCGCAACGTGCAAGGGTGTTCCGCTATCAGGCGAACTCGTGCCGATGCCGACCCGTCCGCTGCTGTCGATGCGCATGCGTTCAACATCACCCGCATCAAATCGCAAGTTATCACCCGTTGCCCCAATCATAACAGCAGTGTCACTGCTAGTAGTATTGTCTTGCAAGGCAATGAAAGCACCAGAGTCGCTACTTTCAAAATTAGCAACAACATCTGTAGTGCCAGAACGGACATCTAAAGTTCTAACTGGCGAAGTCGTGCCGATGCCTACGTTGCCATCACCTTCTTTTATAGTAAGAAGTTTGTTTTCGCCTCTATCGACAATACTTAGGCGAACATTATTGTTGTCATATTCAACGCCCATTCTTTTGTCGCCGCTAGTGTTCTGGAAATCTATGAATTTATTATCTCCAGTTACTCCTGCCTCAAACACCAAGCCTGTAACAGTGTCAGACGCTCCATCAATGTGAAGTTTACCATCTGGCGAACTCGTGCCGATGCCTACGTTGCCGCCATTGGGGTTAATAGCTAAACTATAATTTGTCCCAAGATTTGCTTGGTCTGTGCTTTGTATCCAAGCATAGTTGCCACCATTAGTCCCCATATCCAAAGCAGAAGTAAAGGTAGTTCCCTGCAAGCGCAGCAAGCCATAAGTTTGAGTTGTTCCAGATGTTGCTGCCGCACCGCCAGTCTGTGACCCTTGAATTACTGCTTTAACTCCATTGGATAAAGAACTCGTGCCGATGCCTACGTTGCCGCTGCTGGTGATTGTCATTTTTCGTGCAGAGGCCGCTGTTTCCGTTGCAACATTTTGACCAACATAAAAATGTAAATTTGTGCCAGCTGTATCTACGTAGATGCCTGAATACGCACCATCATCAAGAGCAAACCCGCCGCCATAAGAACCACTTGCAATAAACGAACTATTATTGCCAACAGCATTCGCATTAAGTGAGGACGTAGAACTTAAAGACTGCGCACTCGCATCCCAGAACAGCTTGGCAGTTGTGCCTGTGTCTTCGTAGAAGGAGATGTCGCCGCTGCTGTCGATGCGGAGGCGTTCTGAGCCTTCAACACGGAAAGCCATATACGGGCCGCCGTGATAATAAGTAATACCACCTACAGGTGTCGAAGAACTGTCATCAGCAAACCAAATCCATTGCTCTCCACCTGTGCTTCCAGAAAACTGCAACGCACTGTGAGATGAACTTTCAACCTCTAGCTTTGTATAACTGTGAACTGCTGCGGATGATGTGGTGCTTCCAACGGTTGCTGAACCAGCAGTAAGCGCTCCAGTAGTAGACGCAGCAGCAAAAGAGGGGCTGGTCAGCGTGACAGTACCGTCATTCATGTCAGCCAAGTCAGCCATAATCTCACGAATGGCGTTGTTAATGCCGCTAGGCAGGCAGCCCTCCGCTATGTCAACCGACTGAATGTCCGTGTTTGACGCGGCTGTTTTGCTGTAATCTGTAATACTGTTCTTTGCCATGATTTATTCCTGCTCTGATGTAGCAATTCCAGCGCTAATAAGGTATCCACGAAGAGCTGTGTCGCGCTGTTTTGCCACCTTAGCTGATGTTGCTGGGCCTTTCAATAACTCTGCCATTAACTTTGGATTCGACACAACCGCTTCGCTTAAAACATCCTTAGCTGTTACATTCGGCATCATGCTATAAAAACCGCGACCAGCTTGAGCGCCTTTACTAGCAAAAAACAGAGTAGCACCAGAACCCCTTGCCATAGGTGACTGCGCAGCGAGACGAGCGCCAGCTAAAGCCATACCCTCTTTAGCCAAAGTTCCAGCACTTTTTAATATAGTTTTTTGCAGACCAGTACCCGCGTCAAATAAATCTTCAATAGAATCTCCGCGAGTCATGGCGCTGTTTATTTTATTAGCTTGAGCCGCCAACGTTTTGATTCTAGAAATTTGAGCGCCAGAAAGAACCCCAGAGTTTTTCAAAACAGACTCAACTGTTCCAGTCTTTGTTTTTGCCCCAAGTATAGACATAATTTTATTTCCATCAACAATGCCCGTCTCTGGCAAAATTGAAGAAGAAATAATATTGTCAAGCACGGAAACTTGCAAACCCTCTTTCGCGGCGGCATTTGATTTTACCAGCTTAACCATGTCCGTTAGTTCTTTTACGGCAGACGGTGATGTTTCAAGATTAGAAACAATCCTTGCTACTGTTTTGTCAACATCATCCGCCTTCAAAAGCTGTGATGCAATAGACTTTCTATCAAAAAATGCAGACGCGCTTTTTATCAATTTTTCAGATTCATCAACATACTTTGTTGCGCTCGATATATCTAAAAATTTATCCTCAACACCAAGCCGCTTAATCATATTTTGATTCTGAGAAACAAAAGACTCTAATTTTCTTGGCGCAATACTACCTGTAACAGGGTCGCGTAAAGAGTTAACCATATCATACAAAAAATCTCTTTGGGCAATTTGCATGTCAACGGCAGATTCCCCAGCTAGCATAGGAGCTTGACGCTGGCCCATTTCAGCAGCCTCTTGTAATTGGCGAGACTGAACAGATGCGCGAGGCCCACCAGCCCTCATTGTTTTTTCAAGGGTAAGCTCTGGCTCTGTTTTTAATCTTCCCGATGGCGCTTTACCCAAAATATCAGCAGCAAAAGTTTTTCTAAACTTGTCGTTTAGATTCCTAGAAAAACTTCTAGCAACATCAACTTGTGTGCCAGCAACCTGCGAAAGGTCTTCAAGAGCAGAATCAGCAAGACCCCTCATAATTCTAGCCATATTTAAATTTGGATTTGCCCCGCCAGATAGTTGTCTTTCTTGACGAAGCGCTTCACTTCGAAAACTAACCAAGTCTCCAGAAGTTACCTTAACCGTAGGGTCTTCAAATGATTTAACCACTCTATTGATAAATGATTGAGTCGGTGACGGAAAGGCCTTCTCATCTATAACCTCTGCCCGAAACTCAAAAAACTTACTAGATAAAGAGGTCGGCTCTACATCAAGGCCATCTGGGACTTGCTTCCATAATACGGTTTCTGTTGCCCTTGCGTCATCAAGAGCAGACTGTAACGTTTTTCTGGCCTGAATACTTGCATCTTCTGGGCGAGCTGCTCGGGCCGCTGGGAGCATTGACTCTTCGAACTTAGCCTGAGCGCGAGCAACCCTGTTGTCTAGAAGTTTATTAAAGTAATCTTTTCTTACCTGAGCAGCTTCAATAATTTTATACGGGTCGCCCTCCCGAATAACAGAAGAAAATAAATCATTCATTTCTTTTGCTGTTTTTTCTGTCAGCTTTTTGTAGGCATCTCCAAACTTAACACTATCCCGCGCAAGCGTAGCCTCCAAGTCAGTTAGCATCGGGCTGTCAGCCATTTGAGCGGCTGTTAAGCTATCAATTTCTGCATTTTGTGATATTTGACGAGAAAGAGTAGCCGTATCTTCACCGTAATCATTAGCAATACGTTGAAGAATTTTTGCCGCCTCATCTTTTTTGAAGGAAGATGTTTCAGGAAGTTTTCCAATTCCCTTTTTACTTTTAATATCTTTTAATTTAGTGACAGCTTTTGGGGCAAAATTTGCAACAAAAGTTGCGGGAGTCATAGCGCCCGCAATAGTTCCAGCAATCTGTGCAGTAGGGCTTTCTGGCGCAGCAGCAAACGCCATGCCACCACCTGCGCCAGCACCCAAAGATGCTGTGATTTCACGACCCATAGCTGTTTTGGGGGCAACCCTATAAGCGTCTGCGATATCCCTGCCAATAGATGTAAGTGTACTAGGGGCTTGAGCTATATCTTTTGCGGCTCTTGATGTTAGGGCCTGTTGAGTAGTACCCCTAGCAAGGCCACCCAAAAGACCAGCACCAGAAATACCACCACCAGCAACCTCACCACCAAAAGCAAATGGACGCATAGCCTCTGGAACTTCTTCCATACTTCCATACATCATGCTTGGGGAGACTTCTGATATACTTTTTTGAATTGTGCCAGCAAGGCCTCGCTCGCTAACAGGAATACGAACCTGCTCTGGCGCACCGAGTTTTTCAAGGCCAACATTTATACCGCGACTTGCCATTTCTGTGAGGGTTACGGGAAGAAGCGGCAGGTTTAACAATCCAACATTTACACCTTGAATAGCTGTTTCAACAGCGCCCTTGCTTTCAGGCAAAGAAACCAATCCTCTTCGAGCCAACTCCTCAAGGGCATTTGATTTTTCAATGTCCAAAGTGCCAGCACTGTACTGGGAAACAAGCATGTCAAGTTTTTCTGACATTTTACATTCCTAAGTTAAGGGTATCAAACAACTCTTGATTGCTTTTTTCGCTAAAACTTTCTTGCTTTTGAGCTTTGTACTCTGGTGAATAAATTCCAGTATTTGTTTGGCGTTGAGAGTCTTTAATTAAAACCAGCTCATATTCACGCACAGCAGCAGCTAACTCTCTCATTCCTTCTCGTATTTTCGCTTTTTCTTTTGGGTTTGTTGTTTCAGCCAAAAGTTGACGAGACCTTGATAGCTGTTGTTGCCCAGAAGAAACAAGGGCTTTTGCCTTTGCTCTGTATTTTGCATTTGTGTCTGATGTTAAAGGTAAGTTTTCGTCTATCAATTTCTGAATTGTTGCGGTTCTTTTTCCACCATTAGCCTTAACAATAGCGTTAGACATTTCAAGATTAAGTCTATTTGTTTCGGCAATAGCCCTTGTAATATCTGGAGTTGGCTCTCCGCCTGTAAGCCTTGCGCCAGCACCACCCAAAAATCTTTGTATTTTGTCTAGGGGTTCACCACCAGCAGCGTCATCCAAGTCAAATGTTGACTCAACTTCTGATAATTTAATTGGTTTTGCAATGATAGAAGAAACATCATCTTGAGTTGTTTGTTGAGAGCCAAATGGGTCTGACGTAATCTTTCCCGTACTTTGGTCAACCAAAACATCCGCCCCACTTGGGCCTCTCATTTTAATAACATCAGGTTTTCCTAACGCCTTTATTGCAGCGGCTTGTTGAAGCTGGCTACCCAAACTTTTCTGATATGCTTGCTGTGCGCCAAGAAGCCCCTGCCCTAAAGAAGCGGCTGTGCGAATAGGTGTTCGTGATGGGCCTTGACTTAAAAGCCCCATACCTAACTGAGTAATAGCTTGTTTTTGAGCTTGCCTGCGAACATCCTCACCGAGCAGTTTTTCAAGTTGAGTGCCGCCACCAAAAAGATTTCCAGACCGATAACTCTGCTGAACAGGAGAAATAAATTTATCAAATAATCCTCTAACCATTATGACCTCCCTAGCAATCCGCCAATCAGCGCGCCAGTAAGCGGGTCTTGTTCGTATATTTGAGAGCCAATCAATGCGCCACCCAAGAACTGTTGACCACTGCTAGGCTCATAATACGGTGTAATCTGCGTTGAAACCTTACCCATAGGGAAACCAGCAATAATGTTTTGATAACGAGACAACTGCTCCATTGGAGATGTTTGCTCATACTGATAACGCTGCATGGCTTCTTCAATACCGCGTTGCGCTTGAGCTTCACGAGCAGCACCAACTTGTTGAAGACGAGAAATGTCGGCATAGTCAGTGGCAGCCATCGCTGGGGCCATCTGTGCGGCTTGCAGTCCAAGACCGCGCTGCGTAGCAAAGTCACGATAGGCTACATCAGCAGCTACATCACCCAATGCACGGGCTGTAACATCAGCAGCAGCACCAGAACCCAAACGACCACGTTGAGCCAGTTGACTCTGCACACGAGCTTGTACGGGGTCTAGCGCACGTTGGATAGCACCAGTAAGCAAACCAGACTGTGCAGGCGGTACATACTGACCTTCAGGGCCTGTGCTACCAAGAAACGAACCAACAGTCGATTGAGCTTGCTGTGTTAGTGGGCTACCAGCTACGGCGCGTTGCTCCTGCATACGCAGTGCTTGTTCTGTTTGTGGTGTAAAGCCAGCGTAAGTCTGACCTTGAAAAAACTGCGGCGCACCAGCTTGATACTGGCGCAATGCCTCAGACATACCGTACTGCAAGAAGGGTTGAGCAAAGGCATCAACACCTGTCTGTGTTACTGTTTCTGTAGTTCCGTCTGCCATTTTATTTACCTCTGGCCTTAATTTATACGGTTATCCACCGTTTGTAAACGCTATCCTAGAACAGCATAATGAAAAAGAATATCACTTGTATTTGCGTTGCTGCGATGTGTAAGTGTAAAGGTTTGTTTGCCCACGCTGCTAAGATAGAGATGAGATAGCTCTTGGGCTGCGTTAGATGACTTAGGTGTCCAAAGAATCACGCTGTTAGGGTTTACACGCAAATCACTAACCGTTGTGGTTGTAGAGCTTGCAGTCAACTGAAACGCACCAGTAGAGTTTATCTTACCCTCTACAAGGTTGTTGACAACCTCCGCGACCTCACGAGGCGTACCACCCATATTCGGAAGTCTGCGGTATTGGTTAGCCATTACCTGCGTCCTATCGTGTTGGCATCAACGTCAATGCCCTGCGCCTTCTTCCACTCACCACTCAAATTCAAACGCACCCGATGATAGCGTCCGTTAGAGCGTACAGGGCAGAAGTTGTCATTGTTCAAGGTAGATGCGCTACCAAACGTAAACGTGTCAACCTGACGATTGCGTGAGGCAACCTGTGCCGTCACTGTGCCAGTAGAATTTTCACGCAAGCTAACATATGGGATGACATTGTTGAGTAGCGAGTGAGAGCCTGTGCGAACCTCAAACTCAGCAGTCTCTACTGTTGCGCTCAATGTGCTTCCTGTGAAGGTTTGTATTTTTTTGTCTTTTGAAGCGGCAAATAGAAACTCGCCGCCGCGATAGACAGCACCATCGAGAGAAGCAGGTAGAACGTCAAGATTACCAAAAGCAGCATCAAGAGCTTCAAGAGTGTAGCCAGCGGTATAAATAGGTGCAACCATATCCACAGCAACAGACGCGGTACTCCACTTATCAAGCGCATAGTTATAGATAATAAGTTTGTCAGGTGAACCATTCGTAGCCGCCGTACTTGCATAAGACCAAACAATAATCTGGCGAAGTGGGTCAGCAGAGGCTGTCATATTCTTAGCATATGCGCCGTCCCAGTCTTCCAAGAAGAAACGGTTTACCTTCTCTGCACCGATGGCGCGAGAACGCTCACCATCAAACATATAGAAGCCGTCATCAGCCAGATAGAAGACACTGTGACCAACATTACAAACGCTGCCAGCAACCTTACAGCCACGCACCGTCTCCACCTTGTCGAACTGGAATATCAGTGGCGCACCGATGTAACTACCGCGCACAATGCCCTTCTCCATAAGAATAGTGGCATATTCACCGCCGACAAGTCCAGTCACATCGCCCATGTCTTGAATGTCTTGGAAGTCAGCCTGAGTCGTAGCAGATACAGCCCAGCTTGTGTAATCACCCAGTGCAGACCAGCGCACACGATAGGGCTTGTTGCCATCTGTTGAGTCATGCGTAAAGCCAGTCATTACAAAGTCACGCACAACTGCAAGATACTTAGCCTTTGGTGCATCAGCAGAAAGGTCAGCAAATAACCCAGCGCCAGCAGCAGTAGCTGTTTGAATGGGGTCGGCAAAGTTTGTGCTAATCACAGCTTCGCCAAACTGAACAAAGCGAGGGCGGTCTTCTGCGCCAGTGCTGTAGTTTCCAGACTTGCTAACATTATCAAGCGAGCCATCAGTCGTATCAAACTTGTAAATCTTTGTGCGGTCAGCAGCATACAAGCCAACATTGCCATTATCATCAGCAGCAGCAAACATACCGACAATTACCTCATCAGCGACACCACTAATAGGAGAAATGTTTTGCATACTCTCATAGCCAGCAGCCGCAGGAATGACGTTGTTGGCTACTGTAACACCTGCATTACCAAAATCTGATTGGTCAGGTAAAAATTCCCCAAAGCTAATCATTGCGAACTCCAGCTTTCATTTTCAGCAGACACGTTTGTCCAAGTATCAGAACTAGCAGCAATAGGTGTCCAGCTTTCACCTTCAGCAGACACCACAGTCCAACTCTCGCCTTCATCTGCTACCTCAGACCATACCTCACCTTCGGCTGCAATAATACCCCACAATTCGCCTAGTTTTTCGGCTTCTACGGCTACTGTAGCGACAGGCTGCGGATTGGCAGTGGCGAACACTTCAAAGTTAGCAGTGACATCTGGGATAGTAGCAAACGCTTGCAGGCTGGCTGTAGCGATAGCAAGTAGCCCACCCTCTGCATTAACAGACGCAGACGTAGATATGGAGCTATCACCAACCCGCACACGGATGCCAGCAGAGCTAACACTTGCAGAAGAAGAGATAGAAGATGCACCAATTTGGATGCGAATACCGTCAGCAGATACGGAGACATTTGCAGACGGTGACGATGCACCAATAACAACCCTAATAGCTTCTGCTGTTGCTGTAGCTGATGCAGATGGTTGAGCAGCGCCAACAACGATACGCACACCCTCTGCCGACATTGTAGACGGCCCAGCAAGCGCAGACGCACCAAACTGGATACGAATACCATCAGCGGCAACAGTGCTGGTAACATTTATGTTACTCGCACCAAGCTGTATGCGGATACCCTCAGAGGTTACAGTAGATGAGGTAGATGCTGCGGCAGCACCCTCAAAGATACCAAAGCCAACAGCGGCTACAGATGCAGATGTGGATGGAGTAGACTCACCCTCACGCAGAGCGGCAGTCAGCCAGATAGAACTATCTAGTGAATACGGGAGACTGTCTAAGTCACCCCAGTTATCTAACTGCTCAAGTGTTGGCCCTACGATGTCAGCCATGACTAGGCCGCCGTAATGTCAACGCCTGAAGCTGCTACCTTAAAGATGTCACCATCATTGATTGTCTTAGAGGCCGTCAATGCTGCGTGAAACAGCAGGTTGCCAGAGGACGAAGCATCGTAAATACCGATGTGTGTAATCGTACCCCAGTTGCCACCAGAGGCAGCAGGGAACTCAACAGCACCGCTGTTTGATGCAGTGCCAGATGATGAAGCACCAAAAGCCATAGCCTGACGCACATAGCCATTGCCACTTACTTCAGCGCCAGTGCCAGCATCAGTCGGGTCAGCAGTGTGCAGCCCAATGTAAACATTAGACGGAGCAGCTGTGCTGCTCGTGCCTAAGAAGTGGTCGAGAAACTTGTTCTCAAGATAATTACTCATTGCGCTCATGTCTATTCTCCGTAATCAGATTTCATTTGAAGAGCAGAGCCAGCAAACTGACTCTCAGCTTCTTCACGTTTAATCTCTGTAATTGCGCGTGTAAACAACTGCTCATACAAAGCAGTCTTCTGGTCATCCATCAAATATACACCAGCAGCGCCCAAAGAGCCATATAGATATGCGTCAGGATGACGGGTTAAGATTGTATTGCTAGTGTTACTGTCAGACAACTCAGATACACCCTCGCCGTAAATAAGCTCTGCCGTGTAGGCGCTATCAGGTGTAGGTGCAAACTTAATCTCGCTACCAAAGATTGTATAGGCGCGAGGCTTGCCTGTTGCATTAGATGTATAGTGGCTGTCAAGCGCCATAGGTGTGTAATACTCAAGCACTTCAGCAGGTGTTGTATTTAGCTTTACAGAGCGAATAGAACGCAGGTCAGTTGGTAGGGAAACAAACGCATCGCCAGCAGACAGTGTAGCGTTAGCGCGTTTTGTCTGGGAACGTGTACCAAGTTCGCGGCTCATACGCGCCTCTGCAAGAGAGATAAACTCAGGGATACGAGCGGTCAAATCATCACGAGCTAAGAAGTTCGCAATCGCTGTTTTAAGTTCTGCGTAAGTTCCGATTGCCATTATACTCTACCGCCACTTGTTCTAAAGAACCTGTTATCATAGTCATTGAGCCATTTCTTCCAGCCATTAGGATTATCTTTTGGTTGGCCTAGCTCTTGAATTAGCTGATGATACAATGCTGTGGGTATTTCCGCAACCTTCTGTTGATGTCGCTGCGTATTACCTTGCAGGCTACCAGAGCGGTATTCATTGCGTTCATCGCGGTTATTAGCAAGAAGAGCGTCAACATTCTGACTGCTCTCAAAAATCATTTTACCGTCTTCATCAAAATGCGCCCACGTTTCTTTCCCCGTGACCGCATCTTTTTGTAAAAGTCTCTTCTTCATCTTTCTCCCCTAAAGTGAACGGGGGTAGCCGAAGCTACCCCCTCAACACTTACGACAGATTGTAAACAGCGCCGTGTGCTTTCGGTGCTGAAACTTTCAGCGTGAACTCTGTGATAATTTGGAATTTCTCAGAGTCACCCGTCTTCGCCATTTCTTGAACGGTGAAGTTACGGTTCGGCAGTGTGCAGATGGAAGCATAGTCGCTATCCAGCAGATACACACGGTCGTCCGAAGCAAAACGGTCGATTACAACGTCAAGCTGACCAAAGTCGCTCAGGTACAACGAAACAGAACCAACGATAGCTGCTTCACGAGGAGCAGTGTAGTTGATTTGGTTGGTTGCAACTGAACCGCTGTTCAGGTCACTGAAAGCAGCTTTTTTGGCAGGTGATACGACGAGCATGTTTGGCTGACCACCATCGGTGTAAGCAGCCTGCATGGCAGTGTCAATCATAGCAAGAGTCATGGCGCGATTCGTACCGTCCATAGAAGGAACGTGCGTACCAGAACCAACACCTGCATTGAAAGCAGTTTCGTCACTAGCAATAGATACGTTGGTAATCCAGCTTGACAAAGTACCAGCTTTACGCGGGTCAGAAGCAGAACGTGCAGTATCAGAGTGCAGATACTTTTCGATGTCACGACGAAGCTCAAGACCTTTCAAAACTTTTTGATAGGCAACTTCCTTGTCGCGGCCTGCTTTGTCAACAGCGTCCAGCGTACCAGAAACTTGTGCATCTTTTTGCGAGATTTGCATGTAGTTGCCCAAGCGAGTGGTGGCAGTCGGCGTTGCATAAGTAGCGTCAGCACCTTCGTTCTGGTGGTTGTTTGCTACAGCAGCAGCCAGTTCTTGTACTTGCCATTCGACAAATACGCCATTTCCTGTCTCTTTTTTCAGAGCAGAAAAGATGGGGGTTTCATCAGGGTCGATGCGAGTGATTACGTCACTCAGGTCTTCCCGTTCGCCAATAGCATTGGCAGTAGTAAATTGAGCCATTTTAAGACCTCATTCTCTCTAATATTAAGTCCACAGCAGCATCTTTGCTGCCAGTTTTATTTAGGCGTTCAAGTGCCTGTTTGTCACGATTAGCTCTGACTTGCTTCTTGGACTTTGGAGTACCAGACTTAACTGCTTTCGGTGCTTTGCGAACCTTCTTCTGAGCGGCAGGCTTTTTAGCCATAAGCTCATCGTATAGGTGCGCTTTGCGTAAGACTTCGATTGCACGAGAGTCACTAGCCGTCGCCAGTTCTTCTTCACTGTAACCGATGCGCTGTGCATAAGAGATAACATTTTGTTTCTCCCGCATAGCCACTTCGTCATCACGCCATTCAGGAATACGTTCAAGCAACTGTTTTTGCTGCTCTACAAGATACTCTTGGTGCTGTTGCGCCATTTGCTCTTGCTGCTCTCGTTCTATCCTTGAACGCTCTGCTTGTACCTTTGCCACATTTTCTTTGCGGTCACGGAAAGCGTCGCGTTGCTTGGCCCATTCGAGAGGGTCTTCCTGATAGAGCTTATCCCAATATTCTTTGGGTTGCTCTGGCACTGAGTTAAGCTGGGCTTCAATAGCTTCCAAAGCTCGCCCATACTTCTCGCGTTGCTGCGCTAGAGCTGCCGATTCTGCCTCAGAAGTCTTGCGAAGTTCTGCGGCCTCTTGCATACGCTTTTGCGCGGCTTGTTCTAGCTGATATGATTTGACAAGCTCCTCAGAGGTTACTTGTATCTCCTCACCATCAACTTTTACGGTATGAAGTTCTTCTTCAACGTACTCTACGTCTTCGGGGTCAACGTCATACTCTTCATCATCAAATTCCTCTTCCGACTCAGATAGCTCTTCAGCGTCATCGTCTTCCAGTTCCTCTTCAGATGTGGCCTCAACTTCTTCAGCATCTTCAAGAATCTCTTCTTGCTCTGCTGCTTCTGTTTCGGCTACAGGCTCTTGAATATCGCCGCTTGCCTCTTCAGGGGCGTTGGTATTCAAGAGAAGGTCAACAGCTTGACCTTTGTTTAGAGACTGTCCAGTTCCTAACAGGGTGCTGGGTTCATCGCTCATTTCTAATCTCCTCTACGGATTCTTTAGGAGTTTAACTCCAGTTTCGCTAAGTCACCTGTCTCGATGACTTCTGACAAATGGCCTCGCACCACCATTAGTGCTTGGTACATTTGAAAGAGCGTTTCTCGTTCATCTTGCGATGACGAGGAATCTTTCAGTGCGTTCATGTACTTCTCCTCAAGTACTTCAAACGCTTCAACAATCAGAGGGTCGCGCATCAATGCTTTAGCGCGTTCACCCCTGTTTTGTTCTTCCCTTCTTTTCCCTTCATCCATAAGTAGTCTCCTCTACTGTTGCAAAGTAGCAACACAATGCTTTTTGGGCAATAGGTAATTAAAAAAGACCGCCAAGATTAATATTGGTAAAATCAATACCCTTAAACAAATTGCTAAAATAATCGTCTAAATCAACAAAGTCATTAGCAACTGGTTCTGGCTTTGGCGCTGGCTTGGGCTTAGGCTTTGTAGCCTCATCATACGCGGCTCGAGATATTCTTTTCTTAACATTATTCTTTTTAAGCTCGTAATATGTTTTGTCGCCAACTTCGACTGGAACAACATCAAACAAAGTTTGTTTTTTGTAGTAACCGTAATGTTTTCCTGCCCGCTCTTTAGAATAAGATGCAGAAGTTTCATTATCATTAACCCAAGATTGAGCGGCATCTTGAGTTGCAAACTTAGCACGCTGTTTAATTGTAGTGCCTTGATTTCTTGTTTTTACACCAAACTCAGCACCCGTGCCTCCAGTGTCTGTGTACATTTTGGCGGCATACTCATCCTGACCCTTGTCGATATGGTCAGTCACAAACGATGCAAAGGCTTCATTAGAAGCAAGAATCTCAGGTGGTGTATTTTCTGTTGGTTTAAGAACTCCATTTTGCAACAACTTAACAACAAAATCAGCAGAGCCGACAGAAGAGCCATATTGCGCTCGACCGCGCAAGATAATATCCACTGGTTTGCAGGTCTCATAATATTTTCTGGAGCAGCGTTAAGGGCTTGCTGGTCAATCTCAAAGCCGTAATCATCTACAAGACTATTAGCCATAGACACGCCAGAGTTCATTGTTTCCTGCGCGTATTTATCACCAAAGCTCCGATTGGTATCAGCTCCACGAACACCGCCACCAACAGCAAACTTTCCATCTTTAAGGTCAAACTCACCTTGTATTCTTTCGTAAGTTCCAGCCGCGCCGCCTTTAGCCAAAGATGAAATAGACTTCATAATGCTTGGAGCAGATAAAATCATTGAAATAGGGCCGAGTGCAGCCGTTACGCTTGGAGGCAGGAATCCAGCAGGTTGCACCAGTGCCGACACCAGGTTGTCAGCTCCAGCCATGCTTGCTACAGCGTTTCGCAGCATTAACGACATTAACTGCATCGGCTGCGCTTTCAATCCCACCATCCAAAGCCTCAAGGCCAGTGAAAATAGTAGCCACCTCACCGATAGCTTCGCCAGCAGGTAGTCCACCAGCTTCTGTATAAGTTGCTACAAGACCGTCAGCGGCGGCATAAGCATTTGTCAGGCTTTCCGCGTCTGGGTTTTCAAAGGCATCAATAATAGCGTCAATGTCAGCAACAGTAGCAAGGGTCTCACCGACTACTGGAGGAACGATTGGAGCGCCTTGGTCAATTTTTTCAACAATCTCTGGGAAGTTTTTATTAACAATTTCGCTACCAACAATAAATTCTTTAGCATCAAAACCAATGTCGTTAATCGCAGTTATAGCCTTATCAACATTTACTGATGACGGATTATCAATCATATTTTCTACATCAGCATACGCGCCAACAAGGTTGGTTGTTGTTTCAGGCAATGAGTCTAAGAATGACTTAGCGTCATCTTCAAAACTTTTTACAATCTCTGGTGTATCTATTGCTTCGTCTAAACTCTCTGAGATTTTAGACAAAACACTTTCAGAACCTTCTTCGCTTGGCTGGTTTATATATTCACCAATAGCCTTCAGAGGCATTTTTGCTATGTCTTCAATCGGGTCAAGCACGGCCTGCTGTATAACTTCTTCCACAGGGTCAAGTATGATTTTAGCAACATCTTCTGTGGGGTCTAACGCATACTGCTGCACGAACTCTTCCACTGGGTCAGCAACAGCTTTGAAGGCATCCTCTGTAGGGTCGAGCATTTTTTGCTGTATAAACTCTTCAGTGGGGTCAACAACACCACGCTTAATAGCTTCCTCAACTTCACCAAGAGGCTCTTCAGCAATCGGATAAATTTGACGCAAAGCCTCTGCCGCTGCAAGAGAACCAGCCAAGTCAAACGGCTCATCCTCTGGTGCGCTAGGCAATGTCTGCATAGGCATATACAAACCGCCACGGTACATATCACCAAACATAGTTGGGTCTACTGCAATGCTTTCCTGAAAGGCTCTCTCAAGGTCAGCATACTCATCAACATATTGCTGCGGCATCAATGGCTGTATTGTGTCAACTTCTGGAGCTTGACCAAACACACCCTGACTAGGAGCAAACAGTGTTGGGCTAATCTGCTCAAAGTCCTTCATAAACTCTGGCAAATTTTCTGGGCTATATGCTTGCGTAAAAGACGGACGGTCTATGTATGCAATAGATGAGCCAGCCATCTGTGGTGTGCCAAGCATAGGAGGTGCAGCCGTAATACTAGGCGCAGATACGCCAGTAGGTGCAGCGACATTCAAAATGTCCTGCAAGTCCTCAAAAGATAATGTTTGAGGAACAGCCATAGTTAGACCCTCGGCAGATTAACAGATGTCTCAATATCTGAGCGCAGCTTCTCCAAACGCAACTGACGCTCAAACTCCAACTCTTGACGGCGCAAGTCCAACTCAGCAGCCATCTTCTCACGCTCAAACTGCAACTCAAGTTGCATCTTCTCACGCTTGAGAGCCAACTCATTTTCAGCTTTAGCCATCTCCATTTGCATTTGTGGATTCGGGCCTTGCTCTTGCGGTGGGGGCGGTGGTGCATTACGCGGGTCTTGGAAGAACTCGCTGGCATCTTTGAAGCCAGAAAGCTCTGCAATCTTAGACAGCGTATTGCGATATTGGATAGGCGTAACAATCGGATTGTTTGGCCCCATTGTCGCCATGATTCCCTCTTGCTTGGCAGCAATCTGGAACAGAGTAGCAAGCTGTTGCTCACGCTGACCAGTACCAAGACCTACGTTAATCTGCACATCGTACATATTGTCCCACTGACGCGGGTCCATTGTCACGAAGTTATTACGCAGGCGAATAATCTTCTCTTTGTTTTGATACTTCGTAACCAAGTGCAGGATGCCACGGAACAAGGCGCGTACACCTGTCTCAGCAAACACACGGGCAATCATCTCAATCTTGCCTTGCGAGGCAGCTTGCATAGCAGCCACAGCAGTAGCGGTAGTGGACTGCAATGCGTCTGCATCAAGACCCATAGATTGCTTGCTGATGCCAGTACGCTGCTCACGCACACTGTCCATATAGTTCAGTGCAGGGAAGACAGAAGAAGAAACTTCGGGAACTTGAAGAGGCTGAACCGCCCCTGCGGTACGAGTACGAACGATGCCGCCGGGGCCGGTTCGTCAGCAAGTCATCAAGATTTACTTGGCCCTCAACGGCAACAACACGGGCATTGTTAGTGTTGTAGATGTTGTCGAGCAACTGACGCATCAGGGTAGATTTGATAAGCTGCACATCCATCACAAGCTCTGCAACCGAGCGACCAATCGCACGGTGCGGCATCAGGATAGGTGACAGGATAGGCAAATGGGAACTTGGTCACACTCTTCGTTTTCAAGAACGTGATAGCCGTTGCCTACTGTAAGAACACGACGAAACTCAGCCACCCCGTCCCCATCATAGTCAGAACGAATATAACATTCCGTAACGAGAACATCGCGCATGGTCGGGTCAAGGCTGTCGTAAGGAGCGCCTCCTTCAAGGTCTTCAAACCTGCTGGTTCTTTCTTCTGACGTTTCAACATCTGAGACTCCTGCATATTTTTCTATCTCATCTCTGCTGTAACCCATCTGCACAAGGTCACTGACAGACATTGACGAGCGGTGCGCTACAAAGTCTGCATCCTCAAGAGACTTAGCGCGGCTCGTAATCAAAAACTCTTCTGGTGGCACATTCTCAATGCAGACCTTACCGTCTGTTTTGGTGCGCTTAACTTTGATGTCATACAGCACAGGAGCAGGAATCATCATACCATCAGGGGTAATCATGTCCTCACCGATGGTGCGCTCGTCTTGCTCGACAATCTCGACTTCTGGGTCTGCAAGAATGACTGGTCAGTTCTTCGTCATTGAGGTCAGCATATTCTTCTGTCTCAATATCTGTCTTCTCATCCCAGTAAAACTTAACGACACCGTTCTTCAGAATCAAAGCATCCTTGAACCAGTTGTGCATGATTTCAAAACCACGGTTATCGTTATTGATAACCCAGTTGCAGTAATCACTGGCTTGTTCGGCTACAGCTACATCTTCTGGCCCGTGAGGTGCGAAACGCACATACTCTTCAGACTGCGTAAAGATACGCATCAAGGACGGCATGATGTGTTCGATAGTGTCAGATACTTCGGTGCTAACAACTTGAGAGCGGTCTGGCTGTTCATTGCCAAACGGTTCGCCCAAGTAATAGTCCATCGCGTCGATACGGTCTTGCGAGTACTCCGTATCGTAGTGACCTAGCGCTTGTTCAATCTCATTGCGAACAATGCCCTGAAACTCAATGTCGTCCATTTTAGCCATAACTATGCTTTCTTAGATACTTTAGCCTTTTTAGCCGTTTTAGCTACTTTAGCTACTTTAGGCTTTTCCTTAACAACAGGAGCTTCACTTAGCGGCTTGCGACAGCCTTTGCAACGCTCTGTGTAACCATTTGGATTGGGGTATCCGCAATGTGGGCAAATCATTTCTCTGTCCTCTGTTTGCGTGGGCGACCACGTTTCTTAGGTGCAGCCTTCTTAGCTACTTTTTCCGCTTCCAATGCTGCTGCTTTCTCGGCGGCACGGTTGCGCGTGTAAACAGTAACATACATTATTTCTTCTTCTTAGTAGCTTTTTTCTTAGACTACCTTTCTTGCCCATCTTACTTGCATAGGCTTTCGCTGCAGCTTTACCGCGTTTAGTGTAAGGTAACTTTTTTCCTGCTACGTTTGGCATATCTAACTCCTACCACTTAACTTTATGTGACCAGTATTTTGCAGACAACTTACTTGTCGGCTTACCTTGTGCGTTGTGACGCGCATAATAAGAACGCTTACGCGCTTTGTCTTTTGCAGTCTTTGGATTTTTGCCAGCACCACGCACACCTTGCTGACCAAAACGAATGAGGCGAATCTTGTCACCTTCTTTTGCTAGAACCGCATGGCTCTTCTTCGGATGCTTGGGGGTGCGCTTCGGCTTGTTGTAACCAGCAAAACGCTCACCACGATAGACGATAGCCATTAGCGAATCCTCATATTGCTTTTCGGGCCGAGCTTCTTACGAATGTGCAGACCACGTTTTTTATGACGGCGACGCACTGGTGTTCGCGACCTCAAACGTAGTTACAACCTTCTTAGCCATCAAGCCTCTCCGTAAATGCCATCTTCCGTAACGCGGATGGACGAAACAATCTCCATGTATTCGTCAGGCGAAATCTCCGCCATTTGACCACAATACGCAGATGCAAGCAAGGTCAAGTTCAACAGGTCATCCCAGTCAGTGCCAAGACCATTCAGGCCATCAAGGGTAGCAACCAAGATGTCAAAGTCATCTGTATCTTCTTCAAACTCAATATATGCCATCAGACTACCCAGTTCGCTTTCTCATAATTTATTGACCTGTTCCATTTGTGCCGTGAGCCATCTTTGCCGATGCTGGCACGACCAGCGAAGGTCAGGCAGAAGGAGTCTGCAAGGTCAGGTGAATTTAGGCCGCGACGCTTCATCTCGTCTTTGCTCTCAACCTTCAGCTTACCATTGGAGGTAAACTTAAAGCGTGGCTTCGACAGGTCGTCTATTAGCTCCTCTTGCGGCGGAATGGTGCAGTCCCGCGACTCGAACCATTCTTTTGCGAGAAACCACAACTCATCTCGTAAACGCCCATATCTGTCTCCCATTGCAGGGGACTCTGCGACGTTGATACCGCGCACAGGAAGGTCAAGTTCCATGAGGCGGTCAACAACGCCAGCACCAAGACCGATACTATCAACCAGTATTTCAGCAGGACGGTCGCCCCATCGAGTCGTTTCATATTCATTGAGGATAATCCCGCATACTTCCATAAGGTCTTTGTTGCGCCAAGTTTTGATAGGCTCTGTTACAACATTACCCTTGCGTTTGCATAGAGCTGTTTTGTCCGTACCGAAACGTGCCACGTCAAGACCCCATACAACGGGGGTGGTTTCTGCTGCTTCTTGCTCTCGCGTGGATGCTGACTGCAAGAGGTGCAGTGGTACAACCACGTCGTCGTCGGCTTCAGGCCACTCTCCAAGAACACGAACTCTGTAGATGTTGCTGTCTTCGCCATACTTGAGTTTCATATCCTCCATGAAGGTTTTACTCACCTGAGTACTATCAGATGATGCGACCTTCATTGTAAAGAACCTATCTCTCATCTTATTGAAGGCTTCATAGAAATAACCAGACGTACGAGTTGGGTTGCCCGTCATCACAGTCTTCGCACCCTCGGTGGACATCGCACCCTCTCCGACCTCGAAGATGATGTCGTCCACACCAGATGCTTCATCAATCAAGAACAGCATATTGGGTGAGTGGAAACCTTGCAGCGCCTCTGGAGTTTCACGACGTGCAGTTCGGGCGACAGCAAAACTGTCCTGCCCACTAAGCTCAACTTTGTCAGACTTCACTTCAATTAGTTCTTTCAGGCCATCTGGCATACGACGATGCCACTTTGCGACCTCTGCCCATAAAATGTCTGACAACTGACTAGCAGTGTTGGCAGTACATGCTATCCGACTGGGAGAGCGTGTCAATACCCACCAGAGAATCAACCATGAAAGAAATGCAGTCTTGCCGATACCGTGACCAGAGCGGATGGCTACGCGGTCATTGTCCCGCACAGCATACAGAGCATTACGCTGCCACTCCTCTGGACTGGCCTGCAAGATAGACTCAACGAATAATACGGGGTCGAGAGCAATGGCAAGCAATAGCTCCTCAACAGACATCTTTTCTTTTTCCATCTCTCTCTCCTTGTTATGATGGGGCGAGCCGAAAGGGAAAGAAGCCCGCCCCACCGTCGGGAGCGTCAAGGAGGAGAAACGCTCAACCGATTTTGTTATCTCCTCTGTTGCAAATATGACACAGGGCGGAGCGGTCTGCAAGGGGGTGGAGTGGTGACAGCGTGTCATGGGGTAGTGACAGCGTGTCAGTACCCCCCTGACAGAGTGGCGTATAGAACTAGTAACTTAATAGTTAATATAATCTTATCTATCTTCTATATGACAGCGTGTCAGTACTAAATGAGAGGAAGAAAAAAGAAGAAAAAAATTTTTATGGGGGTAGTTACTTACGAGCTGTGGAGAACAGGGGGGGGGTGTTGGGGATAAGATACGGTGTTGGTTTATATATATACGTATAACGCACCCCCGCCGCTCAAATCAAAGGGGGGCTTAATCGCTCTTATCGCTCTCGCTCTGTTCTTCACTAAATTCTGCCTCTATTACTTGCGCTTTTTCGCTACGTTGTAACTCCAATGCGTTTTGCACATTGGATAGCGCGGCGGTTAGGCTATCGCTTGGCGATATCTCAGCATTTAAATTTATATTCTTGGGCATCAGGGTCGCCAATAGGCGCAAGGCTTCAATAGGCCGCTCATCTATCTCACTGGCTATGGTCTGAGCCAGTGCATCTTGCCCGCCGTGCTTCTCTATTGCCTTGTCAAATACATTTGCAAGCTGACTCGAAAGCCGTTGCCAGCCCCCACCATGCCC